GCGCCTATTTTATAAACAAGCTTTACTGTTATAACATCTAATAAGCCCGTAACATTTTTTAATGCGCTATAAATGTCGCTTATATAAAACGGTTCTCCAATATAATAAGGACTGCTATATTTATCTGCCAGTGCATTAACTCCATTAGCTTGTAAAACAATTTTCTCCGTGCCCGTGGCTGCTTTAATGGTGCTCTCAATTCCTATATTCAAAATATATGGATCCAAAATATCAATAGTATCATTAATCATTCTATATTGATTTAACCATGTTTTTACATTATCTTTAATTGTATTATTAGATTTAACTAACTTTCCTTGACTATCTTCGGATACAATGTATAGATTAAGATTTCTTTTTAATGAATTGGGATCTTTTTGTATAGAAACTCTTTTAACAGATCCAAATTTGGCCGGCATTCTATAAACAACGTTTTCATAGTCAGCTTGTGTGACTGCTCGATTTTGAGTGGGAAAAGTATCAAAAATTCTTCTCTTAACTTCTCCAGAGGAGGGCGCTGCCACATCCCCCATAATTGGTTCCTCATTAGAAACTTCTAACGAATCAATAACAGTTCTCATTGTGGTGCTCGTAAGTGATTCGGGATTTTTAAATTCCATCTTAGCGTTGCCGACCGAATTTAAAGCAGACACGGCAACATTAGAATTGGTGGCATTTGTAACCCTGTAAGTTACTGTTAAAACTGTATTCGATGGAACTATTCCCAGACTTTCATTTCTTGATAGCCGAGTGGGATCAAAAGTGGTATCTGTTACATATGCTTTCCCAAATGCATTCAAAGCAACCGATTGAGGATCAGCCACCACATTCGATTCTCCCGCCTTGCCGCTTCCAAACTGCAAATAAGAGGCCACTCGAGTTCGTTCCACAACGAATTTTCTCGATGTTAAAAATGGTTTTAAAATAGAAGGTACATTATCGCTCTTAAAGTTTGTATTCCCCATTTCTTTTAGTATCATATCTTGCGCCAAGTAATCTACTTCAAAATATTCGTGACCTTCCGCATCAGTTACTGCTATAACCTCAGCCACATTTGTGGTTGCCAATGGTACTTGTAAAAATTTTTGATATGCTCCTACTCTAATTTGCTCTTGACTAAAATATCCAGACACCACATTTCCATATGCTTTAATCGCATAATAAGTGGGGGCACCTGTGCTTGTATATACGGTAGCTACTACCACTGGGTTTTTGGAGTCACTAAAATCCACATTCTCTGTTAAAACAAAATTAGTGCCATTTGTAGCTGTAAAGCGGGAGCCTCTTTTTAAAAGGGGAGTATAATTTGTATCTGGGCCCAGACCGGTGCTAGACGCAGGCACTACGGCAAAAAGCGCAACTTGACCATAAGTTGAAGGAGTACCTGTATATTTATACCCTAGAACCCGGCCATGGCGTAGAATGTTGTTATATTGATATGCTGTATCTAAAAAAGATTCATTAACATTATAATCTAAGTAAAATGAAAGCTGATCTCCCACATACGCGACAGCATCAAGCATGATGGAACCGAAAGACGCCTCGCTCCAGTCTTTAAACGTATCCGGATAAAAGCGCTCGGCTATTTGCATTAAATCTTCGCGAATACTTTCATACTCGCGATGAGTGTAGTCTATTGGTATTATCTTTTTTTGTTCATTTGGCATCAAAAAACCCTCGTTTTTTAATTAGTTATTTCCAAGAAATCTGAAGCTCCCACCCCTGGAATGGTGTATCTTATTTGTAAACCTAAGTGGTTGTTGTCGGGATCGGTTGTGCCAAAAAATATTTCTTGAATTTGAACAGCAGGCATATAAATGCGTACCTGTTCTCTAATTTTGGCCTCAATCTCCGCTGTGGCACCCGCACCAAAATTTTCAAATAAATAAGTTTTAATGCCGACTCCAAAGCGAGGTTCCATCACTCTTTCCCCAGGGTTGGTGTAAAGTAGCATTTTTAAATTTTGTTTTACTAACGGCTTAAACCCTGTAACCATTTTAAACCCGGTGGAGTAATTTATCTTCAGCGGCAACGCTACGGCAAGTGAACTCATATTATATCCCTTTCAGTAAATACTCCTTAATCTTTTTCTTCACACAATTCTCCATTAGCATTAAATGGATTTGTCCGAAGCATTCTTCTCTTCCAGAAGGGAAGTAGATCTTGTCCCGGTCTGGGTCGGAACTTTTCTTTGAGTTGGTTGGTGATAATTATCCCTCCGCTATCTGCTGGTTCATCTTCTTCATCATCCAGATCTCTCGACTTATAATAGTTTTTAAACATTCTTTTTATTTTACTTTTCGAATTGCGCAATAAAACTTGATCCCATTGATCATAGCTCACGACCCCCATGCCAGCCAGAGGATTGAGCACACTGCCCGGAGTCCGATCCACTTTGTTGGCCCAGCCATCGATCCCGTCAACCTCGGGTGTAATGACACTTGCAGCACCGATTTCGTCGGCGGTCGTTGCAGACGTAACGTCTGTAGTGGTGCCATCGGAGGCACTGGTCATTGTATATTTGACATTAGAGCCAGGCTTAAGAGCTAAACTATCGGAATTAATGGCCCCAATTGGTACCACTTTTTCACCAATAGAAGGAAGAAAAGCTTCTCCATTATAAATGGCGGCCATGGCAGTTAGTTTATTCAGTGGGAAAATGTAATGAGTTGCCATTTTAAATTTCTCATCTTGTTTGAGCATCTTAATCAAACACAACAAAAGCAAACTATCACCTTCCAAAGGATCCATTTGACTAATTTTTAAATCTAAAGAATCGATTTCGACTTCTGTAACAGTATAGGTTCCACTGGAAAGAACAATCGAAAATCTCAACCCATACCTAACCCCAAGTTCTCCAGTTAAACCAACCGTCTCTCCGTTGACATCAGTTACTAGTTCTAAAGTGCCCGGATATGCTTCTGAGATGTTGCTATTTTGATCTTTTGAAGCTAGTTCTGTCGAGAGATCGGTGCTACCGGGCGCGTAGTAAGCCTCCCCAATTCTTATATACTTTTCAATACGAAAGGGGACATCGGCTGGGGTGTCAGCGTTATCCAATACTGGTATTGCGGTGGTAGTTGTTATTTGGAAGGGCCCCGTGCTGGTATCGTCTAAAGGTGCTATATCTCCCACATTAACTGTGACCTTGTTGGCGAACGGAGTCAAGGTATCATGAGGTTCTTCTGTGTGAAATTCACCTGCCATGTACACGGGATGCCCACCATCATCGGTTGTAACATGATAATAACCAATATATTCACTTCCATCCGAGGCTGCAAATTCGCCTCCCTTTGTGTAGTGTTCATCGCCTTCAATTGGAAGGTCTACATACGTGCGCACCAATTCCTCATTAAGTGTAAGTCCAGAACCTCCTTGGGAAAGATATTGTAAAATATAGTAATCCAAATCATAAATATCGGGACTCATTCCTACAATTTTAAGATTTTCAATAAGTTTAGCTCCCATAAAATTCAATTCATTTTTGACGAGTTCTTTGAAAATTAACTTCGCATCTTCTTCAGTTTTTTGAATGGCTTCATAATTTTTATCTATACGATATTTTTTTAAACTCTCAAAAAGGCCGGCCATGTTACCTTTTTCTTCATTTAGTTCTGCTTGATCGGGATAAGCATATCCTTGTTGCATACTGTTTAAACGCCCCATTGCGTCAAGAACATCTTCGGGGGGGTCTATAATGGAGCCGTCATCAACTTTTCTTCCATAGAGTTGTACAGTTTGTTCTAAAAAACCATACCAAAACTTACTATTTTTAAAAGGATTGAAAAATTCCCAAAAAGCTTTTTGGGCGCCTTTAAAACTAGCTTCCATATCTTCAATAATATATTGCGCATAAAGAGAACTAAACACTTCCGGGAAACTGGGATTGAATTTTGTAAAAGTGGCTATTGATTTTATAAAGTTTGTACTTACATAAATTCTAATAGCAGCACTAATGAGACCCTCTAACCCGGCCACGTCTGCTCTATTTAAAATTCTATTATAAGGTAATTCAACCGCACAATCGGGGTCATCCCTTAGACGCTCATCTTCTGGGATGAGAGGGTATGCATCATCAATCTTATCTTGAATATCTTTGAAATCAATTAAATCTGTAGTGTATGGCTTACATGGACTCATCTCGGGGAACATAACTTCAACAAACCCAAGCCAACCTGTGCTTTGGCTTGGGGCCATATAGATGGGAGGGTTGACATAAGATCCTCCATAAGTTAATGGATCTAAATAAAATGCTCTATTTGTTGGCGTTGGAATGGGTTCTCCGGCGTCCTTGGCCGCGGCAGCCAAAACATTGTCATTATATTGCATACGACTTATACCCATGATCTGATCCTTAGGCAATATAGGCCGCCATCCCAATTTAAAAACAATCCGCAATGGGTCAAGTAACGGTACATCAAGTTTTACATCGTAATAATTGGAGCCGGCTTCATAAGTCACGGGAGTACCCGTAAAATCCACCCCTGCCACTGGCTCTTCTAACACATATTCAATATCTTCAGTACTTAATTCATCATAAGTTGCTCCATATTTAAAAGCGTTTTCATTTTCACCAACTTCCTGGGTAATCAATAATGTAAGATTAGTCATAATGGCATCATACTGGGTTTGTAAACTGCTTATCTCAAGATCATTTCCATTGTTTTTTAATATTTCGTGTAATAAAACCACTTGTGGGGCATATGACTGATAGCTCGAAAATGTAGAAAGAAATTGCGGGTAGCTATTAAAATTTATACCATCTAATGTGTCATCAACTGATAAAAATTCGTATTTTACATCTTGCATCACAATGGTGGGGAAGGTAAAGAAATCTCGGCCCGAGCCCCACGTACCCACCCAATCGAGGAAAGTATCAACACCAGCAGCCTCAAGCGTTTGAGCACTATTTTTTGGTGTTAATGTGTCTTGTAGGTCCGTAAAAAAGGATATTTCTTTTCCAAGTATTTTAACACGAATAACGGGAACCATTGCCGCCAACTTGGTAAATGTTACCCCCGTCAAATTAGATTTTTCCAAGATTTTAATACGGGCCGTGTCGCGCGGTTGATTTGTGGTACCTGCAGTTTTTCCTAAAGAAACTTCTAGGAGGGTATGAGTGTGACACTGGCCATCCTCATCGCAAACTTCTTCAACAACCCCACCCACAATTGAATGAATGTGGCCATCCGCCCAAGACGTTTCTCCATTCAAAGTAGGTTCTGCATCCTCCCCTTCGGAGTCTAAATCGCCTATAGTATAAGTATGACGATGTCCATCATCAAGGGACGTAAGAGTCTCTTTTAAAGCAGCAAGAGAACCGCGGTTACGAGCCCCAGTTATTACACCATCATCGGAAACCAAATCTGACAAATAAAGTTGCAAGTCAAATCCTGTGGAATATGCGTCTCCTATATCGTAATCCCATGTGACGCCCTCGTACGCGTACCCACTCGTCGAGGCGCCGGCCACATTGGGTGTTGCCTGCAGTCCTTTACAATTGTCTTGAAAACTTAGTACAAGATCGGCGGTGGATTTTCGTGCTTGTTCGACGAATTTAATTTCTTTAGTCTCAAAATCTGGTTCAAAGGTAGTGTTATAACCAAGAACGTCTGAATCGAGTCGTAATAAATTAACTCCACTTCCAACAGTCCTTACGCCGGCTTGGGCAAAACTAGAAGTGGTGGTTACATTGCCTATAAATTCATTATTTGATGTAAATGTTACAATTCCCGGGAGGCCTCGATCAGCATAATCCGGAGTAGTCATTGGCGCCAGGCCGGTTTTCACATTTCCCAAGAGATAATCCTGTAACCATTCTCCAATTTTAGTTGGGAAAGCGCCCTCTTGCTTGCTGAGTTTGGGTGGGTTAGGGAAAATAGCGTTAAAAATACCTTTGTCGCCGTCGACGCCGTCGGCGTCTAAAATGTCTTGATCATTTTGGTCTAAATAAAAATCAACATATCCCCTTCTATTAGAGGCTTTTCTATTATGAGCAGTTAAAGGAAGTCCCATCGTATCCGACAAAACCATGTTCATCAACCCATATTTTGATTCCCATGGGCCGTTTCCAATCATATCGTAAGCAAATTCAATTTTCAATGCCTCCAGGTCGCCACTTAAACCGGCTGTCGCAACAGACACTGATTCTGCAGGCTCAATAGGCAAAACCCCATTATCGCAGCCGGGATCAGAGAATAAGGGAGGAAGGGCCGCCTCTGGAATTCCCCCCTGTAGTGCATTGGCTATATCTGATAAATCGTTTGATGGCACACATATTTGTGTTATTTGTTCTGCTGTCGCTCTTCCTGAAAGTATTTGACTTCTTAGGTCGCAAAACTCCTCCACTTGTTCGGGAGAGGCACATGCACACAAACCAGCAGCTTGGGGTATGGCGTCAGGAAAGGAATCCAAAAAGTCTTGCAATTGTTCTTTAAAAGCTCCCGGGAATAAATTGCCCATATTACAAAAGAAGCTTTTAATAGTGTCGTCATTCCTTAAACCGGGCTCAAATTCGGGATATTCATAATGGATTATTTGACGAACGATTTGCAAAAACTCTGCAGATGGCTCGCACAAAAAAGCACTATAAAGTTCTTCGGTGGTTACAGCATTAGATATATCGCCTGCCAAGTTTAAGACCTGTTCTGTGTCGGCTAATGCAGCAGACCCAACTCCTAGATCACTAAACATGTCTACAAGCGTATCATCGATTACTTCGTCTGAGACATCATCGCCACAGATAGAATCCCTAATAGCATCCACAATTTTAGTGCGGCGGCCGCTAGCCAACGCAGCG